GACTGGCATACGTTGCGAAGCAATTAAAGTAAGTTTACGTGATGATACTAGTGAAAGTGAAAGCAACTGTTGGATGGCCGAAGATGCATATGGTTATGTATCGAACCCCGGACCAAGTGCTGGACCACATCATAAAAATATTCTAGTTGTAGACGACATCAACGATACAGGTGCTACATTTAATTGGATTACACAAGATTGGAGAGCAGGTTGCTTGCCTGATGATCCTAAATGGGATAATGTGTTTGGCAAAAATGTTCGTTTTGCTACACTAACAGAAAATTTAGCAAGTGACTTTGATAAAGTTAATTATACATGTCACGAAGTAAATAAAGCGGATGAGGATGTATGGTTAGTATATCCTTGGGAAAACATAGGAACATATTAGAAAGGAGACTTATGTTGAAACAGCAAATGATCGAAGCGGCAAGAAAACATGCCGAAGCAGAGGTTCTATTACACAAAACTAACATTAATGTGTATATGGAAAAGGTTGTAGGCATTGGCGAGCATTCAGATATTATTGAAACAATTCAAAAAGAATTGGATGCTATGGCTACTGCTAATGACAGACTTGAAATGTTAGACAAATATTTTAATGACTAAAACAGACCTAGATGCATACATAAATGATTGGGTTAATAAACTTAATGATGCAAACATTTGTCCGTATGCAAAGTCTGTACACGATAACAGCAAATTAAAAGTAATAAAGTTAGAGCCCCCAGAAGATGTATATGAATTCTGGAGGGCTGTTTCTGAACAAGCAGAACTATATGATGGATCTATTGAAGTTGTTATGGTAGCTATGCCTACTAATAAAGACATAATAACAATAGATCAAATGATTGGAGCAACTGATAGTTTAAATGGTTTGTATAATCACAAAGGCAAGGACTTATGGTTCTTAGATGCGTTTGATGATTATTGGACTATTATGTTGTTACAGAAAATCACAGCACTAGATGATGCTAGTGATATCTTTCAAAAGAAAGAATACTACAAAGACTACCATCCTTATAGGTATAAAAAATACATAAAAGGAAGAAAGAATTTACGTAATAGGTTGACAAAAACCTAAATAAAGTATATAATATAACTAATATTGGCAATCCACTGCCTAAACATCGGAGAATAAAATGAGTAAAAGTGAACAGATAAAAGCCCGCTTAGAAGAAGCAAACGTTCGTTATTGGGCAGGCGATAATATTTCAGAAGTCTTACAAGAAGGCGATAAAGAAGAACTGATTGAAGAAGCCACAAGTGCTTTTGAAAATGTGTTAGACAAACTTCTAATTGATAGGCATAATGATCCTAACAGTATGGGAACTGGTAAACGTCTTGCAAAGATGTATATCAACGAACTAATGGCAGGACGTTATGACCCAATGCCTAAGGCAACTGCATTTCCAAATGACAGTGCATCACGTTACGAAGGTATGCTTGTTGTTAGAAGTGAACTTACAAGTATGTGTTCACATCATCATCAGATTGTAAGAGGCGTAGCATACATTGGCATTATTGCCGCAGACAAACTAATTGGCTTGTCTAAGTATACACGTATTGCACAATGGTGTGCTGAACGTGGTACATTGCAAGAAGAACTTGCTAACGATATTGTTAGAGAGATTCAAAAGGCAACAGGTGCAGAACACTTAGGTGTTTATGTTCAAGCAACACATGGTTGCGTTGAAAACAGAGGTGTTAAGGCACACAGTAGTCTTACACAAACAACTGTACTTAAAGGTGCATTCAAAGACGATGCGGCTACTAAAAAAGAGTTTATGGATAATATTAAACTACAACAACAGTTTGCATGTGGAGCGTAATATGATAGAAGCACCAGTATTTGAAAAGGGTTATCCAGACTATGATGCAGTTAACAGAAAGCCAGCAATGAAACTAAGATATTCAGAAGCATTTTACAGTGTACAAGGTGAAGGAAAGTTTGTAGGAGTACCTAGTGTGTTCTTGCGTACATTTGGTTGTAACTTTCGTTGCATGAACTTTGGCTTAACAAATGAACCAATGCGTGATGAAAAACAAAAGGCTGGTATTATCCGTAATCAGGAAGTACAAGATTTGTTAGACGCTGGCGTACATGAAACTACAAAAGAGTTTAACGATTTACCTATCATACACACAGGCTGTGATACATATGCTAGTATCTATCCTGAGTTTAAGAAGTTTAATAAACAAGCAACTGTAGACGAAGTAGTTGAACATTTGCTTTCACTTACTCCTAACGGTAAGTGGGTACAGGACAATGGTCAAGATGTACACTTGATCATGACAGGTGGTGAACCGTTGTTAGCGTGGCAACGGCTTTATGTAGAGCTGTTTGAACATCCACGTATGCAGGACTTAAAAAATGTTACATTTGAAACAAACACTACACAATCTTTACACGACGATCTCTTTGAATATCTCACAAACAATGACAGGATTACAGTCACATGGTCTTGTTCCCCGAAACTTAGCGTTAGCGGAGAACCTTGGGATACTGCTATTAAGCCTAGTGTGGCTCGCGAGTATACTACTGTTGACGGTAGTGACATCTATCTTAAGTTTGTTGTCGCTACTCAAAGCGACTTTGATGAAGTTAAAAAAGCTGTGGACGCTTACAGAAGTGCCGGGGTGGAATGTCCGGTATATCTTATGCCGTTGGGTGGACGCAGTGAAGAATACACCCTCAACGTTAAAGACGTGGCGGAAGCGTGTATGGCAGAAGGATGGCGATTTACCCCTAGACTCCATATCAGCCTATTCGGAAATGCCTGGGGAACTTGATATGTATAAAAGTAAAGATACAATATCTGATAAACAAAAAGAACAATTAAACAAAGCAATGAAGGCACCTATTGATCAAGATAGGATTAGAAAGGCAGGATGGTAAAATATGTGGGATAAAATAAAAAACACTGTAAGTAAATTACAAGGTAAAAAAGAAGAAACAGTAACAACTAACGAAGACAAACGCAGAGCAATTCTTGCAAAAGAAAAAGAAGATGCAACAGCAAAAGGGGAGCCTTGGGTAGCTGTGTTGGATACACAACTTAATCCAGACAACATTAAGAACGGGTTCTTTGAGCTCGATTGGAATAACCAGTTTATTGAAGAACTACTTGATGCAGGATACACTGGTGAAACTAACGAAGAAATTGTAGACGGTTGGTTTAAAACTATTGCTGTACAAATACTAGGTGAACAAGGTGTAGAGACAGCAAGAGATATGGGTTACATTAATGTAGTACCAATTGACAAAGATAAATCGGAAGTTTCCTAATGATGACCGAAAAACAAGTTAGATCAGAATACAGAAAAATAAGGAAAGATGATCCAACATTTGCAGAATGTTGGCCGGACACAGATAGATCATTTTACGAATGGTGTTCGCAATATTTAGATTACCAGCATATAAGAGATTCTGATGCGTGACGATTTAATGGTACAACAGCAAGTAGACAGTATATGGCAACACATGGTTGGTGTCATTTGCTTAAATTGTACAAACCGTAAACAAGTAAAAAGAGTATTACCTTTGTTATTTGGTATTTGTCCTACACCAGTACACTTAATAAATACTTCACCAAACACAATTAAAATGATTATCCAAACTTTGGGTATGGTAAATGTCCGTTATAAGCGTTTACGCAAGATGTCAGAAGATTATTTGACATGGAACGGAGATGATGCTACAGATCTATATGGTATCGGTAAGTATGGTAGTGATAGTTATGAACTGTTTTACAAAAAAAGAGTACCAGATAATATCGGTGATCACGAATTAAAGCGTTATGTAGATGAAGAATTTAATGCTTGACACAAGCCAGATCTGGTGCTATAATAATACTATAAATTATACAAAGGCAAACTAATGGCAACTTATATTCTAGTAGATACAGCTAACACATTCTTTCGTGCTAGGCATGTAGTACGTGGCGACATTGACACTAAAATTGGCATGGCATTTCATATAACACTTAGTGGTGTTAAAAAAGCATGGCGTGACTTTGATGCTGATCATGTTGTGTTTTGTTTAGAAGGTCGTAGCTGGCGTAAGGACTTTTACGAACCTTACAAGCGTAACAGACAAGAAAGTCGTGATGCACTTACTCCTTCGCAGGCAGAAGAAGATAAAGTGTTTTGGGAGTGCTTTGATGAGTTTAAGGACTTTGTTACAGACAAGACTAACTGTACTGTTATGCGACATCCTGAACTAGAAGCAGATGATCTTATTGCTGGTTGGGTGCAAGCACATCCTAACGATAACCATGTTATTATTAGTACTGACGGCGACTTTGCACAATTAGTTGCACCTAATTGTAAACAGTATAATGGTATACAGAACGTTACTATTACACATGAAGGCTATTTTGATGACAAAGGCAATCATGTAATTGATAAGAAAACTAAAGAAGCAAAGCCTGCACCTGATCCTGCGTTTATGTTGTTTGAAAAATGTATGCGTGGTGACACTAGTGATAATGTGTTTAGTGCTTACCCAGGTGTACGTAAGAAAGGCACTAAGAACAAAGTAGGACTTATCGAAGCATTTGCAGATAAAGACACTAAAGGCTATAACTGGAATAACATGATGTTACAGCGTTGGACTGATCATGAAGGTGTAGAGCATCGTGTATTAGATGACTATCAACGCAATGTTACATTGTGCGACTTGACCGCACAACCCGGCAACATTAGAAGTATTATTAACGACACAATTGAAGAACATATGACTCCTAAAGAAGTACAACAGGTTGGTATGCGTCTTATGAAATTCTGTGCTAAATGGGATATGCAACGTATTGCAGACCAGGCACAAACATTTGCAGAACCATTACAAGCGAGGTATCCAGCATGAAAGCAAAAGAAATAGTAAAAAACAAATTTTGGATCTTATCTAATAACAGTGAGAATGTAGGAACTATTAGTTTCAATGACGAGCAATATATGCTTAGTGATTCTAAAGGAAGTAGATTTTTTAACGATACGCTGGAAATACAAGAATGTTTGCAAAGCAAAGTTAGTTGGCAAGACTTAGCAATTAAAGAAGTTGTGCCAGAAAAAATTGTTAATACATATCCAACTAGTTGTTTGCCTTACAATGATATGTATGACGTAAAACGTAAATTGCCATTATTTACAAAGAGCAAAAAAAGTAAAAGTTTATACTGTGCAGGATATTATACAATACGTTTTGAAAAGGGTTGGGTTAAAAGTTTTTGTCCTAAACTAATAACTATAGAACGTTATGACTATAGAGGACCATTTAAAACTGAACTAGAAATGAGAACGGAGTTATCACGTGTCAACACAAAATGAGCCGTTAAATACAGCACCTATACAGCAATTTATTTCACAAGTTAAGAGTGCTGATGCAAGTCAAGCAAAGGAAATAAAGTTAACAGCCCAACAAGCAAAAAGACTTGCTTTTACCTTAGGCGAAGTAATGTCTAGATTAAATGGTGATCTTGAACAGATACTTGCACGTAAAAACTCAGGTGCCGATGATGTAATCCAAGTTAAAATGGATAGCGGTTCTAATTGGTAATAGGTAAATTCAGTTTAGGTATTGTAGGATTTACACATATTCAAGGACAATGGACTTGGGACGTTCTAGTTGTACGAGGCAAACACTGTTATAATATACCTGTACCTTATCCTATATATAAAATTATACACTACTTTTGGTCTAAAAAGTTGTCTAAAAAAGGATAAATATATGCGTACTTAATAAGATAGGAACGCATATGAGTAGACCAAAACCAACTATATTAGCAGAGCATATTGATAAAAAAACGTACAAAGCTGATCAAGTATTACAAGCAGAAGCCATCTGGGCTGTGTTTTACGAAAACGCTCCGTTTAACTTAAAAAGTTCAAACGTTCTTACAAGCTACCCAGGACCTAAATACAAAAAAACTAGTTTTTCAAATCCGGGGCATGCACACAACCTTGCTACAAAAATGAATTCTCTTTTTAAAACAGATCTATTTACTGTTGTTAAATTAACTTCAGGTGAAACTGTTGAAGAATGAACTGGAAAGAAACATACACAAAAGTATTCTTAAAACAATCAGGTAAAGCTATAAGTGAATTATCTGTAAAAGAGTACCTTCCTCTATGGTGGAAGAACACTCGAGAAAAAGACACCGGCGGACTTCGTCTTACAGATGCCGGTTTTGAATTTATTACAACCGAAATAGATTTACAAACTTACGAAATACCATATCCCCAAGAATTCGAACTTACAACTAATACAATAATATGGATGGATAACTTTATAGATTGTCCGTATTATTTGGCTCCAAGATGTATTATAGTTACAAACGAAAAAAAGGCTATGGAATTAAGCCTTTTTAGCGGAGATGTACGTAAATATGGGCTACAAAAAGCTCTTACTAGGCAGAAAAAAGATACCAAAATAGGTTGACCTTTTGTAAAATCGGTGTTATTATATATACATACTTAGAAATAACGTATGGCACTGAACACAACAAAAGAGGAATACACAATGGATAATATTACAGCACTACGCACCGTATCACCAAATAGCGCAAAGAAAAGCATTTTACGTGCTTTTAAGAAAAAACGTCCGTTGTTTATGTGGGGACCTCCAGGTATTGGTAAATCCGATATTGTAGGGCAGATCACTAAACAACTTAAAAATTCACACTTAATTGACATTCGTTTGTCTCTTTGGGAACCTACAGATATTAAAGGTATTCCATACTATGCGGCAAATGATAATGTTATGGCTTGGGCACCTCCGCAAGAACTTCCAACAGAAGAATTTGCGGCACAATATGATAATATTGTACTGTTCTTAGACGAAATGAATAGTGCGGCTCCGGCAGTACAAGCGGCGGCATATCAATTAATTCTTAATAGACGTGTTGGACAATACAAATTGCCTGACAACGTTCTTATTGTAGCGGCTGGTAATAGAGAAGCAGACAAAGGCGTTACTTATAGAATGCCTGCTCCGTTAGCAAATCGTTTTGTACATATTGAGCTTGCTGTTAACTTCGATGATTGGTTTGCTTGGGCTGTAGAAAACAAAATACATAACGATGTTGTAGGTTATCTTACTTTTAGTAAGAAGGACTTGTACGACTTTGATCCTAAATCACCAAGTCGTTCTTTTGCAACACCTCGTTCATGGTCATTTGTATCAGAACTACTAGATGACGATGATGATGAAAATACCACAACTGACTTGGTCAGTGGTTCAGTCGGCGAAGGCTTGGCTGTCAAATTTATGGCACACCGTAAAGTAGCGTCAACAATGCCTAATCCAACAGATATTTTGGATGGCAAAGTAAAAGAGATGAAGACAAAAGAAATCAGTGCCATGTATTCCTTAACTGTCTCACTCTGCTATGAACTTAAAGAAGCGTCCGATAAGAACGATAAAAAGTTTGACGATAAAGTTAATAACTTTTTACGTTTTGCAATGGATAACTTCGAAACAGAATTGGTTGTAATGGGTATTAAACTTGCTCTTACACAATATTCACTACCAATCGATCCAGATGAAGTAGAATGTTTTGATGAATTCCACGAACGTTTTGGCAAGTACATTACAGCTGCACAACAGGTGTAACCATAAAAGAGTTGGGCGTCTCTATAAAAACGCCCATTTTCACTTGACAAATAGTGTAAATATGTGTATACTATAAGTATAACAATTAGGAATAGGCACAATGATCAAAGACGTATTATATAATGTAGAAGGTACTAAGCACTGGACACCTGATCCAGATATTACACCCGAGCAACTTGAAGAAATGCGTGTAGATGTTTTAGAACGTATTATTGTTGCAAGAGTTGGCTTACTACTTCGACACCCATTCTTTGGTAATATGGCAACACGTTTGCGTATCTTAGCCGCAGATGAATGGTGCCCAACGGCGGCTGTAGACGGTCGTAATTTATATTTCAACACACAATTCTTTAACAAAATGAGTAACAAAGAAATTGAATTTGTTATTGCACACGAAATTTTACATTGTGTATTTGATCACTTAGGACGTAGAGAAGGACGTGATCCTAAGTTATATAATATTGCCGCTGATTATATTGTTAATAATCTATTAGTACGTGATCGTATTGGTGAAAAACCCAGCTTCATTGATTGTTACCAAGACTTTAAATATGACACGTGGACTAGTGAAGAAGTATATGATGACATTTACGAACAAGCAAAACAAAACGGACAAGACTTTTTAGATCAACTTGGAGAAATGTTAGACGAACACCTTGACGGTTTAGGTGATAGTGCTGACGGTGAAGGTGACGCAGGCGAAGAACAAGATAGCAAAGGCAACAAAGTAAGTAAGAAAAAGCCTAAATTTTCTAAAGAAGAAATGCGTAAGATCAAAGACGAAGTTAAAGAAAGTATGCTTAGTGCTGCACAAGCCGCTGGAGCAGGTAATACTCCTGCTGAAGTACAACGTATGATTAAAGAGCTTACTGAACCTAAAATGAACTGGCGTGAAATTATTCGACAACAAATCCAGTCTACTATTAAACATGATTTTACTTTTAGTCGTCCATCACGTAAAGGATGGCATACTGGTGCTATTCTTCCTGGCATGAATTTTGATGATGAAATTGATATCTGTGTAGGATTAGATATGAGTGGCTCAATTGGCGACCATCAAGCAAAAGACTTTTTAAGTGAAGTCAAAGGTATCATGGAAGAGTTTAAATCTTACAATATTAAATTATGGTGCTTTGATACAAAGGTGTATAACGAACAAGACTTTAGTGCAGACGGCGGTGAAGATTTGCTTGATTATGAAATCATTGGAGGCGGAGGTACTGACTTTGATGTTAACTGGCAATATATGAAAGAAAATGATATACAGCCTAAAAAGTTTATCATGTTTACAGATGGATATCCGTGGAATAGCTGGGGAGATCCAGAATATTGTGAAACGGTTTTTATTATACACGGACATCGAGACAAGGAACTAGAAGCGCCATTTGGCATAACAGCACACTATGAACAAAACGTTGCATAAATTTAAAGAACCAAATCCACTAAATTTGTTTGGAATTAGGCGCCTAAAAGTGCCTAGTCCCCATTGCGATTACATTAAAATACCACTTCGATATAACTTAGAACGTAGTATACAAAAATGGATCGATGATAATCTAAAAGGCCGATATTATATAGGAACTACTATAACAATTACAGAAGGTAGTGGTACTGAAACTGTATGTAAAATCGGATTTGAAGATACTAAAGAACTTTCGTATTTCACTTTGGCATGCCCACTTTTAAAATACAAGTAAATATATGCGTAGTTTATATAAACACAGGAGACAATAAATGAGCGAAGAAAAAAAGAACGCTGACGCAACAGAAGCTCAGGCTCAAGCGCCGGCACAAGAAAACGCCACAGAACTTACTATTACTGATCTTAATGCACTAAAGCAGATCATTGATGTAGCAAGTCAACGTGGTGCATTCAAACCAAACGAAATGATGACTGTTGGGTCAACATACAACAAACTAGAAACGTTCCTATCAGCAGTAGCTGCACAACAACCAGCGCCTGCACCAGACGGAACAAAAGGAGAATAATATGGCCGCATTAAAACATGTCGGAAGAGTAACTAAGACTAAGAAAAAATGTGCAGTAGCATATAGAGTGTTACCGGGCGATCCTGATAACTGCTTAGTAGTATTTACAGAAGCACTAGATGCAGCTGATCACGATTCTTTAATTAATTTAATTGAATCTAATGCTGGACAAATAGCTGATGAATTTGCAGATGCTATGGCTAGATCATCTTTATCAGATGGTAGAAATATGTTAGCTGCATTTCATAAAACTGGTAAACTTACTAAAGTAGCAACAAATTTAATCGAAATGACTCCAAATAATAATACGTCATTACCATTAGATGAACTTAATAAAACTATTGCAGAGCAAAAAGGTGTTACAGTAAACGATCTTGCTATGAAAAGTCCAGAAGGAGCAACTATTGCAGAAGTAAAAGATGCACCTGTAGCTGATCCAGCAGCATCATATACAGCACCTGCAACATCCGATGTCTTAACTGATGAGGCACTTGCGGCACAATATCGTTCGCAAGCAGATTCTTTGTTTAAAGAAGCAAAGACTCTTAGAGAGCAAGCAGAACAACTTGTTCCTACAAAGCGTAAGTCAAAGACAACGGCGGATGGCTA